AGCCTTCTGTGCGACCGGGAAATTAAAGAGCTGGCAGTAAACGAAGGAATGATCAGTCCCTTCCAGGACAAACTCTTAAGCGAGGTAAATGGCCGTCGCATTTTAAGTTATGGCCTTAGCTCGTATGGATACGACATTCGCCTGTCTCCCAAGCAATGTTTAATCTTTGGCCGCATTCAAAAAGGAGATTGTGATCCCAAAGATTTCGATGCTGATATCCTCACAAATGCAGAGTTGCTGGAAGACGAAAAGGGCCAGTATTTTATTTTGCCTCCGTATGGGTACTGCCTTGGTGTTGCGCAAGAACGTATTGCACTTCCGAGGGATGTAACAGTGGTTGCAGTTGGCAAATCTACTTACGCACGCTCAGGAATCCTGGTAAACATTACGCCAGCCGAAGCTGGTTGGGAAGGTTACCTTACGTTAGAGATTAGCAATTGCACTGGTTTGTTTAATCGCATCTACGCTGACGAGGGTATTACACAACTTTTGTTTTACCGTGGCAATCCTTGCGATGTGTCTTATCAAGATAGGAAAGGCAAGTATCAAGATCAAAAAAAAGAAATTGTGTTTTCTAGGCCATGACTAAAGTTTCCTTCAAAGATCTTCAAGAGCGCCTTGATGCCCTGGAAATTATTTACAAAAATGTTATTGAGCTAAACAATAACGAGCTAAGCAATCAATTAATGTCTTATCGCTCAGACAATGTTCAATGGATATTGAACATGCTTGAGGAATCTTTTAGGCAACTTTTGGAAGCACTAGAAACAGAAGAAGCAAACTACCAATAACCTTAAAAACCTCTAAAGGTACCAGAGGATCCGCCTGGTTTTTGCGCATAATTAGTGCTGCCTGTAATACCAATCTTGTCTCCTAAGGTTGGTATATTTGTTCCTTGCATATTAGCTTCTGTGCGAGGAGTTTTTCCCCTAATTCCAGGTTCATTGTGTAATTCGGTTTTTTTAAATCTTCCAGAGGCCCTAGCAGCCGCTAAAAATTTTTGCGCCCGAGCTTCGTCTACTTCGTTGCTAGTGTTGGCTCTTCCGGCTGTTTGTTTTTCAGTTTTATCAAGGTTTCTAGTATCAACGGTGTAAGCACTACCTGGGCGCAAATCGTCAGTAGCTGTTGCAGAAGATCCACCATGAGAAGTGGGGTCGTAGCTTTGTTTTACAAAAGCCTTACCACCTTTATGATTTGATTCTGAGGCGTTAAATTTTCCCATGATAATATTTTAATTGATGGAACCTATGCATCAAATATTGCAATGTACGCCACTGATCCTGACGACTTTTTGACTCAGTTTATTACCAGTGATGATGAGCTGCAAAAACGAATGGCGTGCTGTTGTGATTTTGGTGCGCCCTTGGCCACTGCAAAAGCCGACGTTCCGCTGTATGATCAATATAACCGTGGTTTAACACTGTGTCAGGACAACAATCCCAGGGAGAATTTAGCATTGGAGGGCAGGCGGCCCGGCGTGACTGGTTCTATTCCGTCGATGGAGGAAGCGAGACAGTATCCGGGTACGGTTCCTATGGGGAAAAAATTAGTGACAAACTTGAATCCAACGTATCGCTAGAGTGCATTGATGGAGTTTGCCCGGTTCCCTGGGCAGTAACTAAAAGCCCTATTGCTCCCAAGGGGGACCCAGTAACCCACCCCGAGCATTACACGGCAGGAAAGGTGGAAATTATTGACATCTTGGAGCAAGCAGTAGAAGATGCTCCGGATCCAATCTCCGGCGGTTTGCTGTGGCAAACACTTAAATATTTGTTACGACTTTGGTATAAGGGCAACATGCTTCAGGACGCTAAAAAAGCACGTTGGTATCTCAACCGTTTAATTGATCGCCTAGAGCACGACTACATTTAAAAGGGAGCTACCAAGTCTTCGCCGTCGTCATCTTCTTCCATACAGGCGACGGCAAGCTCATTTAGTTCCAGATCAGTTGGAACGTCAAACTCAAGCAAAATATTTTCTTTGTCTAGGATGGTTTTGATGGCTTCCCACTCCATTAACCTGCGGTAGTACAGGTTGAGAAGGGCGGCATGCAGCTCATCCCATGTCATTTCTTCAGCTGCAAGCTCGGCTTTGCGCATGGAAAATTGCAACTCCAAAGGGAGTTCAAATTCCCTGGGGGCAACAGAGTCTTCCATCTGAGTCGGTAAGCTTTTGTAATTGTATTCTAAAGCCGGTCTTCCTGTCCATCGTTTGAAAATTCAAAAAGATAATCCAACGATTTATCCGTCATTGGCACCAAGGGGCCATCAATTGAGAAGTCATTTGCAAATTCTGCAAGAACGTAGGGGTTAATTTTTTGCTCTAGTTTTTGTATTGCCTTTATTTGTTCAGTAGATGCTGCATAGTTCCTGAAAGCCGTTAGCAACAAATCTTCACACTCCTCGACGGATTGTCTTATTTCTGTTAAAAACAATTTGCTTTCTTCTCTGCGTCGTTCCAGGAGACCACCAATTACCTGGTGCTCTTGATCAAAAATCCATTCGGAAAATTCTTCTATTACACCTTCCCAATCTTCTGCGTCAATGCAATCAATCAATGCGCTGTAAAGAAATGGTTTCCAACCAACCGAATGAACAAAAGAAATTAACGCCTGCTTCATGTATTCATCCAAACGTAAATTTAACTTGTCTATTTCCTGTTCAATAATGCTTACTTCGTGCAAAAGATACTCCAATGCTTTTTGTTTGGTGCAATAATGACCAAGCTTTACAGGCAAACCGTCTGGATAAAATTGTGTTCCAAAACCAAGAGTATATGGGGCTTCTCCTGTACCTGGATCGGCATAGGCTTTTTCATTAAAGCCTTCGTACTTGCAGATTAGCTCCAAAGCAGGAGAAAAGTTTGCCATGGGAGCACAATATATACTCCCATCATACACATCTTAATTGCAGATGTTAGCCTTGTCCACGGCTTTTTTTGCGCCCATGAGAAGGCTTGGAGTGTTGGCCGTTTCCTTGGCGGGTCTTCTTGGGCTTGGACTCGATCTTGTTTACCGCAGCTTTAGCTTGAGCCATGGGTCAAAAGTGAACAACTTGTATCGTACCAGTGTTAAGGCCAGAGGCGCGAGCAGGCCCAGTGCCGTGGGGTGTTTTTATCCATGGGTTTGTCACATCCCATGCGAGCACGGAAGTTGGTACGACGGTCTTTGTCGTGATGTTGTGTGTAGTCTTGGTAACCACGCCTACCATAACGAACAATTTTTTCTTCACCGTCGTAGCAAGATTTAACAACCCACTTATGCGTATCCCCTGGCGGCGCATGTTGCGGTTTATTACAAGTCATCTTATCTTTTTGATACCTATGTGCCGCACCAGCGGCTTGCTTATGTTGTTCAGCCATTAGAAACTATTCCAGGACGAAAAATTGGCAAACGAGTTACTCTTGGAGCTGCTTGAAAGACTAGGGAAAAAACTGCCTATTGAATTAATTTTACTACTGGTACTTGCTTTAATTGTTCCAAATGGATTGGAACTGTCAGAAAAAAAATCTTCATTGTCAGCAAAAGGATCTCCAATACCAAATTCATTCGAAGCAGAAGACTTATTGTTGTTGGTTGTAAAAGTTGCAAAATAATTAGAGTCGTCCGCAAATGGATCACCAATTCCAACTTCATCTGAACCAGTGTCTTCAAAGTAAGGTGAAAGACCGCCTGACGTTGTTGTTGTTGTTTTTGTGCCAGCCAAGGACAATGCCTCGGTCAAGCTGGTGTCCCCAAAGAAAGACTCCATGCTTGACCATTGAGTCATTGCATCACCAGATGTTGTAATGCCTAAAAATTTTTGTACGCCTCCAGGGGAATAAGCTGCGTTAATTAAATTGATATCTTCTTGGCTGGCGCCAGGCATAAAATCAGAATAGAACTGTTCTTCGCTGCCGCTATAGCCCCCCTTGTTTTTAAAAATTGCGTATATGCCACTTGCGGCAGTGGGTGTACCAGTGGGTTCGGTTTCTCGCTGAATATACTCAACTCCAAGATTGGACTGTTTTGGTGTCTCCGTCTTACCAATTAAATCTCCAATTTTTTTCTTAATCTTTACTGTAGATTCTTGACTTAACGCAGAAGTTAATTCATTTTTAATCTCAGTTAACGAGGAATTTGGATCTAAGCCATAAGAAGAAAGCAATTGTTTCCACTGAGGATTGTCTTTTTGCAAGTCAACCGCTTGCAAGATTTGATCAATGTAATCAGAAGGTTTAACAAACTGACCAAAAACTGAACCA